ACCTTTATCACTTTCGCGGTTACCTGCAGCAATGATCACTACATTGTCTGGCAAAATGTATTTGCCAACGCGACGATTGAGTACAAGTTGATAAGCGGTACTTTGGGTTGCTGGTGCAGCACTATTCATTTCGTCCATGAACAATACTACAATCGGATATTGTCCAGCAGTTTCTTCGTCGGGCAGATCAATTGGAGGGGCCCAATCCATTTTGCCAAGCTCTTTGTTATAGAAAGGGATACCACGTAAGTCAGTGGGATCCATTTGGGCGAGCCGGAGATCAATCATTAGTCCGCCTAGTTCTTTTGCAATACTAGCAACTACTTCACTTTTACCAATTCCTGGCGGACCCCACAAGAAAATCGGTTGTTTGATTGAGAATGCCTTCATGACGCAACGGCGTGCAGTTTCGGCAGTTACGGTACGAGTTTCGGTTACTACTTCTTTTTTGCTCATCGAGCTCTCCTTAACGTTAGAGTGATTGTACGCAATAAATGAATTTTCGTCAAATCTTGGAAATTATTGTTTGTTGTTTATTAACAACATTTAACATCGTCACAGTATCAATTATAGCGTAATTGGTATTATTTGTCAACCGTTTTGCTTAAATTATCTATGTATTGTATAAGGTTGCCATCTAGTAGATATAGCATACTAGCAATTTCTTCATCAAACACTATGATTTTTTTAGCATTTACTAGTAAGTAGACTCCAGGAAAATATCTTTCTATGGCCAATAAATGTTTATTGACTAAAAAACTTGGTTTTATTTCTATTTCAAAACCTTGATATCCTGCACGTCTTAAAAAGCTGTAGCCGTTTTGATTTAATCTTAGACTAGTATCATCTACGGGATTATACCAAATAGTCCGACGGAGAGCAATCCATCCTCCAGGCCCAAGGTCGGATTCTTCCGCTAATGCTTTAGTCAGCTGTACTTGGTTATACTTTTTTTGGATAAATTTGTTCACCCTGTTTAAGTAAAACTACAGTGAATTGATCTGTTTTAAATAGATTATTTAATTTTTTACACAGATTAATTGCGTGGCCACGATTACTAAAACTTGATTTTTTATATTTCGGACCTGGGTAACTTATCAACATATTGCCCGATTTTAAATTGATAGGATTATTTTGATAAAAAATAGCCCAAATCCCTTCACTAAATAGTACTTGCTCAGTTTTGTAATTAACCTTGTTTACGTGCTCTAATAGAATTTTTGGTTTGGGTCTACTCATTTTTTTTCCTAGCTGTTTATTTAGTAAACAGAGCAGTTATTAAAACTTTCCTCCGTCAAGATCTGTTTTAATAATATTGTCTGTACTAGAACTAGCTGCAAGTCTATTTAATAGATCAAATAGGTCACTATGCAGGTTTCTAGCTTCATCTGCTGTAAGAATTAAGTTTTTTTGACCCAATTGATTCAGCAATTTTACTTTGTCGTTAAACAGTTTAAAGTGTAACGTCAGATAGTTCATTTTGATTATGGATTTTCAATTGCTCTTGCATTTCTACTTTGGATTTAAATGGTCCTCTATATTCATATCTATTCAATGTAATCAATTTTGGACAAAAGCTTTTGACCCAACCGTTATTGAATTTGATAATATAGTATCCTGCACAGAAGAAACTTTTGCTTTTATTATTTTTAGTGAATACTGCAAATTTATTTTTTACGTCCCAAAAAATATTATAACCTTTTTGACTAATGGGATATCCATAAATTTCATTTTCTGTTGTAGTGTCTGCCTTGGGTTTTTTGTTTTTGTCAAAAATAATATTATGATCTTTTGACAGCAATTTAATACTAGGGTAATGTTGCCGTTCTTTTGTTGGGGCAACATATACATAACTGCCATCCTCGACTGCTTGAATTGTAGCGATTTTATTTGAACCTTGATCCTCTACAATCCAAAATTTATTTTTTAAAATAGGTTTTGCTAATAATTGATTACTCATATTTCATCCTTGCAAAAGTAATTTCATGGTCATACATTGTAGCTACAGGTATGAGCCAACCGTAATTTATACATTCTTGAATAACTTCGCGATAGTTGTGGGGACATCTTGAACTAATTTCGAATCCCGCCCTATGCCCGACTACAAAATTATCTTTTAGCAGAAAATCTGCATCGCCAGGCTTAATAGTAACAAACTTAGTTTTATGTGTTTTGATGTTCATTTTTTGGATATTCAGCACTTAGAAATTCACTGTAACTAGTAACCATCTCGGCTATCTTGCTTAATTCGTATTTACCACAAAATTTAAGAAATTTTGCTCCTACCATGAATTTTGATTTTGCCAAAATATTCTTTTGTATACACTCATCAATTTTTTCTTTAATGGTGTCAGGCTGAGCAGTTAGATCAATTAATGTTCTATTTCGCTCATAATCATCTAATACACGATGCTCTACACCATCATGGTCTGTCCACCGCTGTAGCATAAGATTATTCCAGTTATAGCCTTTTTTGTTCATATCGGCGTAAGCTTCAGTTAATCCTATACGATTTTTAGTACCTTTAGTACGTACACCTGGGTATGCACTAAACACATTATCAGTGGGGTCGCCCCGTACACATTTTTCAAATAATATCCATTTAGGATCGGGAATCTGTTTAGGCTCTTTAGTTTTTTTATCTACTACTAATTTTCCTCTACGATCTAAAATTCCATTAATAGTGTATAGTTCATCTGCTACACCATTAAACTGTTTTACGTTCTCTGCTAGTAATTGATGAAAGTCACTATCACTGCTGATAATAATATGTTCGTCATTAGGATGATTTCGGATCCAACCCGAAATTAAATCATCTGCTTCTAGTTCTGAATGTTGTAGTACAGTACAATTACTATTTTCAATAAGAAAAGTTTTAAGATCGTCAAATGCTTGCCAGAACAAACGATCTTCTTCTGCTTCTTGTTCTGTTAGTGCAGCTCTAGCAGCAGCACGATTGGCTTTATAAGGTTTATAGAAATCTTTACGCCAACTGCGTCCTTCTAAACAAAAAATTACGTGGTCGGCTTGATGTTCTCGCCATGCTTTGTTTACACTACTTAATGTAACATGAATTGCGAAACCTAGCTTGTCCCACATGTCGGCTTGACGACTGGCGCTATGTCTGGCACGAAAAAATGTATTAGCTGTATCAATGATTAGATATTTCATAGTGCAATAATATTAGCATATTATTACAAATAATGTCAAATTATACCAAACCAAATTAGCTTACTTCTACTCTGCCGTTACCCAAATCTTTCTTTTGAATACCATTTGGTGGTCTTGGGTTATTAGCTTCAAACTGTTCATAAGTTTCCATTACGATATTTCTACAAACATCCTGAAACCACTGATCCACTAATTGTTCTTCATTGGCACCTTTGTAGCCTGATTTTATTAGTTTTGCAATAAAAAATTCGTTCCAATCTAATTCAAAAGCACCTATTCCTATATTAGTGGGATCCAATTCCATACTAATTATATTAATGTATGGTTCGCCTTTCTGAGTTGCAATTTCCTTAGCACTAGGTTCTTTAGTGGGGTTCTTAGGCTTTGGTTGTCTAGGTTTTCTAGGTTTACGTTCTTTAGGTGGTTCTGGTTCTGGAGCCGGCGGTTTTCTTTTGAATAGATTAAACATAATAGTATTTACTTAGAATCAAAACTATACTTAAACTTTAATTTACATTGTTTCAGTATATTATTTTTAAGTTCCCCAAGCATTTTTAAAAAGCGGTACTTGAAGTCTATCGCTATACCTATATCCCAATTTCATTGCTAGTTCGGCAACCTGTTTATTGTGCATACTGTACACATTTTCAACTCCGCCCACTGGCATTAGGTAAACTGGACCGTTAAAACCTGCTTGACGATAAGCTGATACTGCATCTTGAATTTCTTCTGTATCTTGTTCACCAGTAACAACAAATTTTAAGTAAGTATAGCCTAATAATGCGTAGTCACATACTACATCGGGTTTGATTGCATCTTTCCAAGTCTCACCACTTACACTTAGTTTTGGACTTACACTAAATGTGAGTTCTTCTATTTGTGAGTCGTTGTGCAAATAATAAAAAAAGTCATCTGCGACATCTTGTGTACCATTAGTTTCAAAGGTTAGTTCTTTAAGATTTTTCATTTTATGATTTTCCAGCAAGTCAGGATAACTACGCTGCCAACCTAACAATGGTTCACCTCCTGTAATTACTAAATGCTCCTCTCTCCATTCTTTGTGAGGGAGAAGTTCTATAATAGATTCTGCAATACTATCAGTGCTTAGGACTGGTGACAATTCTTTAAATCTTGGATCCCAACTAGCATACGAATCGCATCCAGTATGAACAAGTGGTAAATCTTTATAGGTATTAAATTCAGTTAGCCTATCTGCAACTTTATCTCGTTCAACTGATATTTGTCCTTTAGGCATGCCAAACCCGCCACAAGTAAAATTACAGCCAAATGTTCTTAGAAAGATACTAGGTACACCCATATACCTACCCTCTCCTTGTATAGAATAGAATAGTTCTGATATTTTAATTTTTGACATATTAATCCTTTATTATTACAATTTATTGAAGTTTATCTTTGTGAGCTTAACACATATTATAAGTTTTGTAAATAGATTAGTTAAACTAATTTATAACTTGAAAAAGCCTATTAAATAGATAATTGACAAAATTAGATTGCCAGTCCAAACACTAGGTTGCCGCCATATAAACCCTACTATAGTCCATGTAATACTGCCTACTAAAAATAGATATTTGTTCAGCGGTATAAAATCAAAACTAGTAGCTAATGCAGCAGATAATATTAATAAATTACTTGACCATTTAAGAATAAATTCAAACATTAAGATCTTAGCTCTTTGTTTAATTTTACTGCTTGTTCTAGCAAAGAAAGTTTAACGCCTTGGCCATTGGCAAATTGTAACCAAGCACTGGTATCTTTAGGGAAACATAATCCATCAAACCCTGGAATATTGTCATTGCCTGGAACCCTAACATGACTTAATCCAACTCTATCATCTTTAGTTAATAATTGTGAAATTCTTGACCAATCTAAGCCAAATTTTTCTGCCAGAATAGCCATCTCATTCATATAAATTACCTTAGTAGCTAGAAATGTATTAATTGTATACTTGGTAAATGCTGCTTCTTCTATAGTACAAAACATACTGAATTTTATTTTATTCTGTCCAAGTTTTATGATGTTTAAAACTTTTTGATTTAATTCAGTATCATTGCATCCTATTATACTGCAAGTTTCGTTTAGATAATCTTCATTGCTAGAAGTTGCTGTTAGAAATTCTGGTATATGAACCAGGTTTGAATAGTTTGCAGCTAACGCTTTATACACATTTGGTGGTGCTGTGGTTTTGGCAATAATTATGCCTTTATAGTTTTTTAGTTTTTCTAATGTGGTCTGTAGAGTTGTTGTATCACAACTACCATCAACTCTTGAAGGACTTGGAACACAGACGAATACAGCATCAGTTGATTTTAAATCATTGTAATTGTCGGGACCTAATTTAGGATCCAAATCTATCTTTACTACTTTTTTAGTTACAGATTCGTAAGCATTAACTACTGCTTTACCAACAAAACCTATCCCTATAACTCCGATCCTAATCATTTTAAATAATTACCTTTGTTTGGTATTACATGTCTAATACCACCTCTAGGATCTTCACAGTCGCCTTTTCTACGAGGTATCATATGAACATGTGGATACATTACAGTTTGACCCGCCGACGAACCTACATTTTGACCTACATTGAAACCATCCCATAGTTCACGGTCGATTCCGTCGTAGCCCCATTTGTATGCTGCATTATAACAGGCCATAAGACATTGATTATTTTCATTAGCTGGAACAAATAGTAAATGTCCTTCACTTACTGGGTATTTGTCTTTAAATACCCAAAATTCTTTACAGCGGTATTCTATTTCTGTCCAAGGTGCTATTTTTGAGTCTAACGCTTTTTCAATATCAGACATTGTTAATTCCTGATTTTAGCTCTATAGAATTGTTTTGCCGTTATAACCATGGCAGCTAACCAAGGCAATAAGGTTTCAGTCCAGTCGTGTGTGGGGTCTAAAAATTTATCAATTACGGGTTCACTGAATATCATTTTTAATGCTACTAAAAATAGTACGTAGCTACCAATGAATATAAGATTTGGATAGCGAGTTAAAATTTTAGAAATTATTGTACTACCAAACAGAATAATAGGAACACTAATTAATAGTCCAAATACTATTAAAGAAAAATTACCTTGAGCTGCAGCAGCAATACCCAGGGCATTGTCTACTCCCATTACTGCATCTGCCACTACAATTGTTCCTATTGCTGCCCAAAATGTATCTTTAGAATCCACATTGTGATCTTGTTCATTAAATGCTAATTTCCAACCTATATAGATCAGCAATAAACCACCGATTAATTTGAATCCTGGAATCATTAGTATATAGGTCATTGCAAATATACTAATTAACCTTATTGCAATTGCACCTCCTGTGCCCCAAATGATAGCTTTTTGTCTAAGATGTTCAGGCAGTTTATTTGCTGCCATACCAATTACTAAAGCGTTATCGCCTGCCAATACTATATCAATTAAAATAATGGCCAATATAGCCCATACAGTTTCGAACATTTTTTATTCCTTCATAAATTCATTATCTTCTCTATGACCAACTCGCATAGCCATATTGCTGTCAGTTTCGCGTACTTCAACCTTGCTACACCAAACTCTATCACCCCACCCGTAATCTACTAAGAAACAGGTATTTACGTATTCGTATAGAAAATCCGCGATCCCTTCGCAGCCTGTGCGTTCTACTTCAGTAATTTTTGCTAAACCTAGTTCGCCTAGTTTTAATAAATGTTCTCGCTGAGGATCATCTGCAGCAACTAAAAGAGTATGATCAAACCATTCTTCTAGTAGCCCTTTTAGTGGTTTTAGGCCTCCAAAGTCTACGACCCAATTACGTGCATCTAGCGTATCTGTTTCGAATTCAAAATGAAATGATAATGCATAGCCGTGAATAAGATTACAATGACTATCAGCTCGCCATTGACGATATGCTACTGGTCCTAAGTGTCGATATGTTTTTGTTGAGATATATTTTTTTGCCATCTCTTGCCTCTCCTGAGTAAGTTTGATGACTTGCAGAATATTTAGAGTGGGATGAAAGTCTTAAAGTCCACTTGAGTTATTATTTATTTTACTTATTTAGGGCTCTTGCTGTCAAATATTTTTCCCAAGGAATCCATTTATTATCAACTAAAAATCCCCAATTACGTTGTTGTGGTCCAGGCATAAACAATGTCCATGCAGTAACACCCTCTTTAAGCTCAATGCGATGATAAGAAGTAGAAGAACAAATACGAAAATGCCCTGCACCTCTCCAATGACGTGTTTCACCTATTTTATTACCTGTTGAATCAAAGTTTGGTACCCATTCATAATACCCGCCTTTGAGGATTAATGTAGCATAGGACCAAGGATGATCATGTACATCATCGGGATCAGATTTCAAAAATTTATGTAGGAAAACATTGAATGGGAACCATTTTCTATCTTTAAGAAAAATATAGTATCTTTCTAGATACGGTTCATTATTAACCCTATCCATTACTATACGTTTTCTGCCTAGTTTATTCAATAGTTTTAGTAACATAGTTTACCTTAATTGCGAAGAAGAGCCATTGTAACTATTTCGGCAATTTTTTGTGTAACAGCTTCGTCATCATGTATCACATAGGTATGAACATGACTTTCATCTCTTTTGGCGTTATAGGTATTATACTGTACAATTACTCCACCTGAAGCTGATGTTACATTAAATCTAATTGTTGATTCTCTACTTTCATAATGATCAGGACCTGTTGAAACACATAATTCTGGTTTATGATTAGAATTGTTTAGATAATTTAAAATTCTCTGCCGTAACCAATTTTTCATTCTGAGTCTCCATTCCATTCTTCGCCGGTGTCTTTATTGGTAAGTAAAAGTGGGCCATAAATCCAATGATCGGTATCGTCATTGGACCAACCGTCATTTTCCATTCCTTCGTACCATTCCTCTTCCCATAATGCTTGAATACGTTCTTGTTCTTCTTCGGGCATATCATCGGGAAATGACCACTCTACCCAACAACCATCATCCATACCATCCATTTCCCAATCATAATCTGTGGCAAATAATTCGTAGCCATCAGGATTATCCAAATCAATGTCTGGTTTATCCTCGCTTTCACAACTCCAAACACCCCAACGAAATCCTTCGTCTTTGGTAACAGTAATTCCGTCTTTGACCCAAAACTGTCGCTCAACAGCATTTTTTTTATGATAATTGCTAATAGTCCAAGTTGCCATTATACTCTCCTTAACATTTCCATACAGACAATATCACCAATTTGTTTCGGTACATTATCACCATCAGGAATAAGATAAAGTTTTTCTTTCATTTTATTTTGTTCCGTATCAAATTCTTTAATTTGTATAATCATCCCGCCGATAGCTGTCATAACATTAAAGGTAAAGTTTTGTTGAAAACCTATAGAATCATTATGTAAAGTTCCTAAAAATATTTGCTCTTGATTTATACCTCTATTAATAGGATTTAAATACACGCTTTGATCAATTGGTTTTAATCCTTGAATGTGAGATTGTACTGAAATTTTATTTTTAGATATTTGCTGTCTAAAAATATTTTTAAGTTTAGTTAGCATAATTAGCCTATTAAGTTATAATGAAGTTTGCTTGTTCTAACACTTGTTCTGGGATTGTTTTAGTAACCGGTAAATTGTAGATACTAGACAAACTCCTGTCACACATATTAACTTCTACAGGCTGGACAGTCAAGTTTAAACTATATACTTTACTAAATAACTTCACCATTTCGTATTTGTTCATCATTGGTTCACTGAATACATGACGTATACCAGTCCAAAAGTTATTTTGTTTGATAAGATCGTCTATATAATGACATAATTCTAAACAGGTGACACCATTCCAAAAATGATTAGTATAGCCTTTTACTGTTTGATTTTTTTGTGATTGGCACCATGCAATTAAACTTTTTTTGTTGTTTAATTCTTCCCCTATTATACTAGTTCGTATCACTGTAAGTTTATTTGACTCACCTAAACTTTTACTTTTACCATATTCGTCTAAGCAATCATGTAAATCATTTTCGTTATAATTACCTTTAGCTCCACTATACACGCAGTCTGTGGTAACATGAATTACATTACAATTTACTATTGATTTAAACTCAGCAAGCAAATGTGGAAATAAACTATTTACTGATATAAGTTCTGTTAAGTCAAAATCTCTTTGTTTTATAATACCTGCAGCATTTAAAATTATATCGTCATTTTTGAATTTAAATTTATTAACTAATAAATTAAATAGATAATTATCATTCAGATGTGCAATATCACACTGTGATCGTGTTAATGGTATTACTTCATATTTTTCATTGAAGTACTTGCTAAAATATGTGCCAAGCATTCCGTTAGCACCAAAAATAAAAATTCTCATTGCTTGTAGTAGTTCCTCTTACTAAGAAAATCTTCTAGTTCATGTTTGTTCATAACCCAATCTTTACTATTGTATTCGTCTTTGGGAAAATTTAATTTATTGTATTCGATTGTTGGATGCATTATATAGGTGTGTTCGTCAACTAGATACATTCTTCGTGTTTCTTCATTACCTGCCATTGATTCATGTATTTTTTCGCCGCTACGGGGCTCAGTAATTCTACATTTAAGTCCAAATTTAGACTTGTAAATTTCAAATAGGTCTACAATTCTAATACTTTTAGTTACAGGAATAAGATTTACTCCAGTATGATAAAATGCTTTCTCAATGAGATCAATGGCATCTTCTACATCTAATATAAATCTTGTCATTTCGGCGCCATATAGATTTAATGTTCTATTATTTTTTATGCTATCCCAAATTAACGGAATAATACTGCCTGTGCTATTAGCTACATTACCATAAATAACGGTGGACAATCTAATAGGTAGATGTGTTGTATTGGCAATAAAACTTTCACCTGCAGTAAATTTCATTGCACCATAAATTGTTGTTGCTGCTCGACTTTTATCACTTGATACAAAACAGGCAGCTTCTAGATTATTATCCTCTGCTGCTCGTCGACTGTTAAATGCTCCTTTAACAATAACTTCGTTAGCTTCTTCATAATTATCGTATACTGCTTCAATTTGTTTAAAACTAGCAGCAAAGATAGCCAAATCTTGATTGTGACAGGAACGTGATAATAAGTCTAAGTTTCTTATATCTCCTACTATACATCTTAAGTTAGGATATTGTTTTTTTAGATAATATTGTTTAGCTTCATCTCTAGAAAATATAGTAAGTTCGTTATTGTTATAGTATCTGCGAATAATATTTTTACCTAAGAAACCGGTTCCGCCTGTTATAATAATTTTTTTATTTTCTATCATATTTGACTTCTTTTTACACCTTGAAGTTTTACTTCAGCTGAATCATCTGGTCGCGCAACAAATAATGCTTTATATCTTTCGGATGTATCGCCATCCTTAAGTATACTAAAAGTGATTGCTTTTCTTTCTGACAGAACCACCGGTACCCCATGATAGGCAGTATCTGAATTTAAAAATATTACTAATCGATTAGCAATCGGTTCTATTTGGTGTATACATTCAGTCATCTCATCATTCCAAAGTTCCAAACAACCCTGATCTCGTTGTCTTTCATAGTCTTTGTTGAGATATAGCAAACAGGTTAATTCTTTACGTAGACCAGTTTCTTTGCTTTTTCTAGCATCACTGTGAATTAACTGAAAACTATTTGGCAGCATATTACGCATACCTGACCAACGCATATGTTTATCGCTTACAAGTTCTGAGATATCTAGTATTTTACCTATGTAAGCAGTAAATTCATCACTATGAAAATATTTTAGTAAATCAGCAATTAGTTCGGGCATCAGTTCTGGTTTACTGATGCTTTTCATTCCTTGCTCTAATAGATTTTTGTCGCCACTTACTGTACTATATTCATTATGCCAATGTGGATCGTCAGCCGGTAGCCAATTTTCTAAAATATTATCAATTAAATTAGTATCTAAAAAATTATCTAAAATCCAACATGGGTAAGGTTTATCAAGAAATTTTGTAGTAAAGTTTTTATTTAATAAATCACCAAACACCAAAGTCACCGTTAGCTCCTCCCCAACCTCCTACGTGCCAATAGCTTCCAAAAATAGATGGATCATCTAATACAAGATAGGGCAAAACACATTCGTAATCCACTGTATAGTGTGATGCATCCTTTTTATAGAAGTCTACAACGTGGTTAAGTCTATTTTTAAAATCTATAAATTTATGTTTACCCATAGCAAATGTACAGGTAAAAATCCATTTAATTTTATCGTTAATTTTTAATTCGTTCGGGAATTGCCAACTATCCTGCCAATCGAACAGATGTAGAGGTTTAAAAATATATTTGTCTAAATTTTCTTCGACGAAGTGATGTCGTCTAAACCCTGTATAAAAATATCTTCCGCTAATTTTACATAAAAAATCTCGAGAAGAAATTTCGTCTATATAATTATCAAAGAAGAATTTAGTAGATATTGTTTCGCAATAACCTTTAGCATTATTTGTTCTACATTGTTCTGCAATATCTGGTGCCAAATCCTGAACTGAAATAAATTTTAGTTTAGGTACATATTCTAATCTTTTAGCATAGTCAGCAGCATTTTCACTAACATCTACCAGATAAATTTCTGCCTCTGGTTCTATCAAACGAATAGAGTTTAGAGTATATTGTGTTTGTCGAAAACGTTCCTCTGCATTAAATGCAGATCTTTTGGGGGAATAGCTAAAACCTATATTATTAGTATTGTCTAGATTAATTGCTGAGCTTACAAAAAAACATAGATTGGACAATTTAATTATCTCGATTCATTTTTAATATATCATAAAATTCTTTTTTCAATGGTGCATGAGAATCAAAAGCGCCAAGCATGATAGCAGTTACCATATCATTTTCATGTTCTCTAACACCACGTTGAGTCATGCAATGATGTTCGGCTTTTACTACTACAGCAATATGTTCTGTTTTTGCATATTGTTTAAGAGCATCAGCAATTTGAGTTGTCATTTCTTCTTGAATTTGTGGACGTTCACAAATATGATGAACGATACGATTAAATTTACTTAGTCCAATGACTTCTTGTTCAGGTACAATTCCGACCCAACATTTACCTACAATATTTTGGAAATGATGTGCACAGGTCGATCTAATACTAATAGGACCAGTAGTATATAAACTTTTGTATCCCATATTAGGGAATGCTGTAACTTTAGGTACAGATCTATATCTACCGCTAAATGTTTCTTTAATAAACATTTTTGCTACTCTTCGAGCAGTATCTTGTGTATTATGATCGTTTTCGATGTCTATTACAAGACTATTAAGTACACCAGTAAATTGTGCTGCTACCTCATCTACTAGTAGTTCAATTTCATTATCACCTTTGATAAATTCACTGATATTGTCATTAGCATGAAATCTTGCACCAGCAGATTTAATTCGAGATCTAATAACTTCACTTAGAGGTTTACCATTATCTTCCATAGATATCCTTTGTTTTATGTATTATAGTAGATTTATTTAGATAGATCAATTATAACTTACAAGTTTTTCTATCAAGCCATTTGCTGAAAAGAACTTTTTG